AACTTTCATCATAAAGCATTTGTTGGGTGGTATGGTGGGCCTAATTTCCCAAACGGGGATGGCTACGGCGGCTCATGGACGCAAGAATATTCAATGAATGGATTTACAACTACCGACATTATGAACTATGGAGGCCCAACAAGTTTTGAGGTCAACAACGGTGTTGCAAGCCTGATTATGTCTGCAAGCACCCTAGATCAACAACAAGGTGGTGGCGGTGGAGAAGCGGCCTCTGCTCCCCCTAGCTACGCAGAACAGGCAACAGACACTGTGTTTGGTGACTCAGCGGATGATTTTATGCACCTTGACCAGCCTGATGCAATGGGAAGACCAAGGGTGCTTACACAACTAGCGCAGCCACAGGTTTATCAAGATACACCGCAAGAACAAATGTTTGGTGGGCCACAGATAGGAAGCCGTATGCCAACAGGTGAGCCAATTCGACAGGAACAACGGCAAGCACCAGAGGTTACGGGTGAGCCTGCACAAATTCAAGAGGTGCGAGAAGCTCGACCAGTAGAAGTTGTGGAGACTGTAACGGAGGTAGTCCAGGTTACTCGTGAGCCAAGGCCAGAACCTGCTCCAGAGCGTGTAGTTATAAGAGCAGAACCAGTTGTTCAAGAAGCGCGAGTGGTAGAGGCGCAAGCGGCTTCTGTTGAAGTAGCTGCAGAAACTAGAGCAGAACCGGCGGCTGAAAGAGTTAGTGCAACCGTGAAGCCATCTGTGGATGTGGTAGGTATCGCGTTGAGTTTGTCAGGACAATCTCAGTCTTTTGTCTCTAGGACGCAGAATCTTGGTTTATTGGATGAAAAAGGCCCAGATCAGACTATTGCAGGTATGCAACAGCAAATAGCACAAACTGCAAATAATCAGTCTGAGCAGCAGCAATCAAATGGCTTAACACAAGAGGATTTAGCCCCTCCAAGTCAAATGCAGTTTGAGCAGGATTTTAATGATGCAATCGCTACAGGACAGTCGATAGGACAGTTTTTGTCTGCCCAACTGCCAGATTTTAGTCGATTTGATGTGGCTCCACCAAGCCAACAAGAACAGCGCACAGTACAACGGGCAGAAGCTCAGATACAAAGTATGAGTCAACAGGATATAAATCAGAGCTTAGAGAATGAATTAGATGAACTAGAAGATACTGGAGGTTTTACTGACCAGAGCCTAGCAGTGTTTCTGATATCCAATAATCCAGCATTTAGTCAGTACAATATTGGATTGTCTGACAGACCACAGTTTTATCCGTCTACGCAGCCCTACCCATCAAATAACATTCAGGCAGATCTTTTGGGTGTGCTGCGTGTGACGGGTAATGAAGGTTATAACAACCTAGTGGAGTTACAGTGGCAGAGGTAGAGTTTGGTGACCTCAAGGTATCTGGAGGCAAACTCCTGCTTGTTATACCGTTTCTGGGGAGCATAGGAGCTGCATTGTGGGGCGGCTTTGAGTTGTATCAGCGGCTTTTAACAGCCGAAGAGGCAATCGTTTCCTATGTCTCCCCAGATTTTAGTTCTTATGATGAAGAGCTTGCGGTACTGAATACAAAGTTAGATGCGGCAGAAGTATTAATTGATACAGTAAAAAGAGCAATTGACCAAGATATTGTCGAACTTAGCAATAATATAGATCGAGTGCAGACAGACATAGATATTGTAGAGCGTGTAGCTAGAGATACAGATGATGCGGTTGTCATTGCCACTAGAGAGTTACGAGATGATGTTTATTCTCTTGAGGAGCGCGTAAATGACAGTTTACGAGACATAGACACCGAACTGCGAGAGATGCGAGATGACCTCGAAGAACGCATACAACGCATATTAGATAACCCACTAAATGTCGAGGAATAAATGAAACTAGATCCTGTACTGTTAAAAATGGCATCAAGTTGGTCTGAGAAGGCTTACGAAGATGACGTTAGAGATGCGATCAAAATAGAAAATAAATGGACAAGCGCAACGGCATATATTGCTAAACGCAAAAGCATTGATGTGATTGCCTTCCGAGGCACTCAACAAAAATTGGATGTTCTGACAGACATCAATGTAATACCTGTTCCATACGCAGGTCGGCTATGTCATGGCGGGTTTGTTCTGCAACACGCATCTATATGGGGCGAAATACAGGAACATCTTGATCCGAAGAAGCGCACTTTATTTTGCGGGCATAGCCTTGGTGGTGCGTTGGCAGAGCTATCTGCTGCAAAAATGTACAAAAAGCACAAGAACATAAATCTTGTGACCTTTGGTAAACCTAATACGTTTTTCAAAGGATTTAAGCGGCCTATGGACTTGGACTATCAGATATCGTGCGTACAGGGCAGTGATATCGTGTCAAGGATACCAAGACTGTGTTATGGCCCCAGTGTAAGCCAGACCATGTTGTATTTTGCTAACAACGGCACAAATGTTGTGAACCCTGGCAAGCTATTCAGGAAGGTAGATCGAGGCGGTCTGAAAGACCGGATATCGGATCACATGATGGCAGGGTATGCAGAGAGACTTGAGCAGTATCTTGAAGAAAGAGAAAACGCTGCTAAAAAAGTTACTGATATACGCAAGCAAGATAAAGAAGATCTGGAGAAAATGGCTGATGAACTGGAAGCTAGTTAGTATTGGAATTTTATTATGTTTGCCAAGCTGCACCTCTGTTGAGCAAGTTATAGCTAACAAAGAGCTATATTGTAGTCAGTTTTACAAGGGTGTACGGGCAGTTGGTAGAGGAGCTTTATCTGCAACCACCGGTGTTGTTGTGCCAGATGTGTGCGACACCATCGACGAGATTGTAGAAGAGGCCAAAGAATGAAGTTGGGTGGACTATTAAAGTCCCTAGCTCCGACTATAGCCAGTGCAGCAGGTGGGCCGATGGCAGGTATGGCTGTCAAGATGGCAGCACAAAAGCTAGGTATGCCGGAGGCTACTGCTAATGAGATTGAAGATCTTATTGAGCGGGAACCAGAAAAAGCATCATTGCTTAGAGAGGCCGATAAGGATTTTAAAGATCGTATCCGTGAAATGGAGATAGATCTTGAGTCATTTAAGACTGAAGTTGAAGATCGTAAAGATGCTAGGAATAAGTTTTCTGGTGACATAACACCAAAGGTGTTTTGCATTTTAGCTTTAATACTGTATGGAGCCTATGTCATGGCAGTAACAATTATGCCTCACGATCAGAATGACGAGACTATTATTAGCCTTGTCTTAGGTCAGTTAAGCGGTATTTTGGGTACTTGTGCTGCGTTTTTCTATGGCGGTTCAAACGGTAAAGGGTAAGAAATATGTCTGAAATAGATACAGGCGTTGCATTTCCAAGATCACCTCTACATGGACAGTCATCTGGCATAGGATTTTATTCGCCAGGATTTGCAGGGATATTTGATGCAATACTTCAAGATTCTGCTCAGCGGGCTTATATGGAAACAGAGGGTATGTATACCGCAGCGGAAGCAGCTTTCGAGACTGCCCAACGTGATTTGCGGGACATACAGATGACTGTTCCTCAAGAACAGCAAGCAGAAAAGCTAGCCGAGTATCTAAGAAGAACTGGTTACAGTTCAGATATTGTTACGCAGACGCTAGGTATACCCAAGGCTGAAGTAAATGCGGCGTTGATGGCTGGAGGGTTTGATGCTACTGGAACTCCTTTACCAGAAGGTGATGTAACTGAAACAACAATACCGCCAAGCACAATAGACGTAAGCAGCATTGATTCTGACCAACCGCTAGTAGGCCCATTGCCGCCATTGCCTCAAGAGACTATTGACAAGGCTAGAGCGGGAGATGAAGAGGCCCGTATTGCTGTGATAGGTGATGCAAACGACAAAGGTTTGACGGTTGGCGAGATGTCAGAAATGTATGGGGAAGATGATGACCCTAATTTTTTTGATGAGTTGTATAAAATACTTCTGGGAATGACCAACAATGCAGATGCGATTGGTATTCTTGGTCGCTCAAATTTGCCAGCAGGCACGGGAGATTTAGATGGAAGTGGTGATACTGGGAATAATGATAAGCCTTTGGGTAATACACCAACCGTTGTAACAGATCCGTCAGTAACGGTAGATGCTGGCCCAGCTATTGGCCCACAAGCGAATGATGTTACTGCATCAGGGGACGGAAATGACTCTAAAACTGATGTATTTCCAGAGGGAGATTCTGTAATTGATGACCAACCAAAAGGCGCAGATCAGTTTGTATCCCTTCCGCAAAGACCTGCACAAACAGGGCTTTTAGCTATGGTCACTACACCCCAGATTGTACCGGCAGTAATGTCAGAGCCAAGCAAATTGTTTGAGCCAATGTCATTTGAAATGAACAACGTATCACAATATTCAGGGCTAATACGGAGGTTGTTAGCATGACGTATTTAGACCTTATAAATAATGTCTTGCGAAGATTGCGAGAAGATCAGGTGGGTACAGTAAATGGCACAGACTACTCAAGTCTTATTGGTGACTTGGTAAATGATGCCAAGAAAGTAGTAGAGAACTCTTTTGATTGGACTGCGTTGCGGGATGCGATAACTATAAGCACGGCCAGTGGGACAAGCGAATACTCAATAACTGGTAGCGGAGATCAAGCTGTCGTAAAAGATGTAATGAACACAACATCCCAGAAGTTTATGTATCAACGCAGTAAGTCATACTTCAACAATGTGTATTACAACACAGCCGTTGTTTCTGGATCTCCTGATTACTTTACTTTTATTGGCACAGATACGAACAAAGATCTGAAGATAAAGGTATATCCAGAGCCAAACGCTATTTATTCCTTGAGATTTGACGTTGTTGTGCCTCAAGCAGATCTTACATCTGACTCTGACACTCTGTCTATTCCAAATAATCCTGTTATACAGCTTGCATATGCAATGGCATTACGAGAGCGTGGAGAGACAGGTGGGCAATCCGCAGCAGAACAATTTGCCGTTGCATCTACGGCTTTGTCGGACGCAATAGCTTTTGACGCAAATCGTTATCCAGCGGAGCTTACGTTTCAGGTGAACTAATGGCTCAGAAACTACAAAGCATCACAATAACGGCTCCAGGCTTTGCGGGTATAAACACGCAAGATGCGCCATTGGCCCAAGATCCTACCTTTGCGTCTGTTGCAGACAACTGCATTATTGACAAAGAGTGTCGCATTGCTGCTCGTAAAGGCTATGAGATGGTGTCATCAAATGGCAGTAGTGTTTTAGGTTCTTCTGCTGGTATTGAGGCTGTACACCAATTCCGTGATGAGGCAGGAAATACAAAGGTCTTTACAGCAGGTAACAACAAAATATTTACTGGTACATCTACACTAACAGATGCTACCCCAGGTTCGTATACAGTATCGGCAAACAATTGGAAGATTGTTAATTTTAACAGTAAGGCATACTTCTTCCAGAGAGGGCATGAGCCGTTAGTGTATTCCAATACAGCCGGTGCTGTGCAAAAGATGTCAGCCCACAGTGGAGCATCTGGTACACCGCCACAGGCCAATGAAGTATTAGCTGCATTTGGTCGTTTGTTTGTTGCTGACTTTGCAACAGATAAATCAACAGTATTTTTTAGCGATGTACTTGACGGCACAGATTGGAACTCTGGGTCATCAGGATCGATAGATATCTCTAACTTCTGGCCTAACGGCTATGATGAAATAGTGGCTCTTGCCGCACATAACGACTTTCTTGTGATATTTGGGCAGGATTCTATCTTGCTCTACTCTGGCGCAGAATCACCTGCCTCTATGACCTTGGCAGACACCATATCTAACATTGGTTGTGTGTCGCGTGATTGCGTTGTATCAACGGGTAAAGAT